ATGAGTTTCCTGCTTACGCAGATCTCATTTTTAATGTTTATGCTTTTTACCATGATATGAAACAAAATCGTGGTAAAACTAACTCTCAGATTTTAACTAATACTATGTTTGCGTCTTATAGATTCATAAAACAGTATTATCCAGTTACGAAAGACGTTTTTACTATTGCTAAAATATTAATTGGTCATGAAGCAGTTATAGAAGTTGAATCTCAATCTTCTAGTTATCTTAAAACTGCTCGTAACACATTAGACTCTTGGAAAGATTGTACTTCTAGCGATATTGCTGCTAAGATGCAAAGAGTCCTATGTGGTCTTGTGACTTGTTGTCTTACCAAGGAATTCGGACTCAAATTTACTGAAGCCGGATTTAATTCTTTCTTTTCAGCCAATGTTTCCAAGGTTAGAGTCACTTCTCCTAATGATTTGCTTTACTCTATTGCAGATCTTGTAGTTACTTTTGCAGAAGTTGGATATGAATGTTTTGCTGATAAATCTTTACAACCAGTTCTTATTAGAGATAGAGCCACTAGAGATTGGATTATTTCCTATCAAGATATCATCACCAAGTTAGATAATATTCCAGTTACAGCTAATTTTGACGCTCCAACAATGTTAGAAGAAATTGATCATATTTTAGGTCGAGGTAACGCTTTACAAGCGCTATCTCCTCGCCATATTGGACCTTTATGGAAGATTCTTATGACACGACGTTCAAAGTTACTTAGAGAACATAATGTCTCTAGTACTCGGCGTCCTCCTTTTTCCGTTCTAGTTCATGGTTCTCCAGGTATTGGGAAGTCAAGTGTAACCCAATTAATTGGGACTATTTTTCACCAAACTGTTACTCAGTCAGGAATTTATCCTGATCTTACCTGGGATCCAAAACAGAATATGTACACTTATAATTGTGACGATCAATATTGGAGTGGATATACTGGTGCTAAACAGTGGTTTGTTTGCATGGACGATTTAGCACGAGAAAATGTGAAACAAGTTTCATCCGGACAAGCTACTTCTGTCCGTGATGTTATCACTGTTGTAAATTCTGTTGGTATTGCAACTACTCAAGCTGCTATTGAAGATAAAGGATGTATTCCTTTAGTACCTAAGTTAGTGGTTGCTACAACTAATACC